ATGTGATTGGTAACTTACGCAATTCCAACGATAAATCACTAGCAACTGCAGATCAATTCGGACTTGAGCTATTCTCCACTAAAGGCTTCGTGACCTTCACCGGTAACGCCTTGGAGATCGTCGACATGATGGGTAACACCAACATGATTGACTCTCCCGTCCCTGAACTGCAAGAGCTGATCACCTTACGCTTTGGCAATCCGTCCGAAGAACTTACTGCCGCTGATCAACCCCCGCTTGGTGTATCGCGCGAAGTCATACTCGAAGCACTCAGCGTGCTTGATCCTGATATGGGTCATGCTGACTGGTTGAAAGTCGGCATGGCCATACATCACGAAACACGCGGCGAAGGCCTTGATCTTTGGGATCAGTGGAGTGCTGGCGGTAGTAAATACCCTGGTGACTTGACCGGACGCTGGGATTCATTCGGACGCAACCCCGGCAAAGCTGTCACCATCAAATCGTTAATACAACTGGCCAATTCGCAAGGCGCTCGCATCAGTGTGAATGCGATCTCAATGGAAGAGTTCGACGCCCTGGCACCGATCGATGATTATGTGGAGATGTCCGACGACATCGGACAACTGCCTGCAACAACGGACGCACCAAAGAAAGAAGCCCCGCCGTCTAAGTTCCGCTTCCCTGTTATCTCTTGGGCAGACTTCGCCGTGCAATCATCATGGCGTTACATTATCAAAGGCGTGATCCCGGCGGCTGGTCTTGGCGTGCTCTTCGGCGAGTCTGGCTCGGGCAAGTCTTTTCAGATGTTGGACATGGCAACGGCAATTGCTCTCGGCTTACCATGGCGCGGTATTCGCACAACGCAAGGGCGTGTCGTTTATATCGTGGCGGAAGGTGCAGCCGGCTTTCGCAACCGACTAATCGCTTACGCCATTTACCATAAGATCGACCCTCATACCATTCCGCTAGACATCATCGACTCAACTCCAAACCTATTACTCAAAGAAGACGCGCTTGAATTGTGCAAATCAATACTTGCATCAGGCCCCCGCCCTTCGCTAGTGGTGATTGATACGTTCGCCCAGGCAATGGCAGGCGCCAACGAGAATGCATCAGAAGACATGGGCAAAGCGCTCGCTCACTGTAAAGGTATGCACAAGGCTTTAGGCTCCATGATCATGCTAGTGCATCACTCAGGCAAAGACTCAAGCAAAGGCGCACGTGGCTGGTCTGGCTTACGCGCTGCGGCTGACGTTGAGCTGGAAGTGACACGATCTGCTTTTGGCCGTGCGCTTCGATCAACTAAACAAAAAGACGGTGCCGACTTCCAAGAGTGGGGCTTCGACCTCAACGTGGTACCGGTAGGTATCGACCCTGACGGCGATCAGATCACTAGCTGTGTGGTGGTTGAGGCATCGGTTCCCGTGCAAGGCTCAACGCGCAAGGTAGGTAAGAACGAGCAAGTCATTCTCAATGTAATGAGTGAGATAGGCATGGCTCAGACCGCAGGCATTGAGGTCAAGGCGGTCATTGCTATGGCCGTGGCCGCAATGCCTGCACCAGAAGACGGCAAGCGTGACACCCGCGCCCAGCACGCCAAACAGGCATTAAGAAAGCTATATGAGAGTGACGACGCGCCTTACATATTAGAAGACGACGGCACATTAACTATTTTATAAAGGAGACCCACCATGACAACGCACAAAGAGAAGGCAGCGGAGCTAGTAGAGCAAGGCGCAAAGCTATTGGATAAGACCAAGTCCGGCCATTCTGAAGCCGCAGCGCAACGATTGACCAACGCCAATAAAGAACTTAAAGCCGCTGGTTTAATTAAAGGGAGATTACAGAAATGATGGACATTCAACCACTCACACCCCAAGAACAATGGGGTGTACCACCAGGCTTTAACACCATTCGTTTTCTAGTAAAACACATTTGCCATCACTGGGTGAATTTGACAAAGGATTTAGCATGAAATACCACAGAAAACCATTAGAACTTGATGCCTTTCAATGGACTGGCGAGACCGAATCATCTGAGTGGCCAGAGTGGTTTAGTAACGCTGTAACGGAAGGCAAAGTGCTATTCCCGCAGCTGGTTAAAACGGAAGAGTCGGACGCTCAACCTGAGACTTGCATGATGATCGGGGAAGGGCAGAATGTTCGCATTGGGCTAGTCTCATATTTCATTTTATACGATGAATTAGGGCATATTTCGGTGTGCAAACCGGATGTTTTTAACCTCAATTTTTCAGCTGTACATTAGTAAATGTTACTCGTAAATTTTTACGTGTTAGTTAAAACTATATGCACTTTGCACTTTTTGTGCACTTTTGCTTTTTTGTGCAAAGAGCACAATCACGTTTTTTATGCACTTTTGCACTTTCTCCCTTTAGGGGAAAGTGCAAAGTGCAAAATGAGTGGGGCCAACTTAGTTCAACTCGTAAATTTTTACGTGTTCTTTCTTTTACCTTTTCTACTCGTAAATTTTTACGTGCAAGGGTAAATCGAATGGTCAAACTGGATGGTGACAAACCGAAAAAAAGTAAAGGTCTTCGGCGTGGCGAACATCACCCAAAAGCTAAGTTAACAGACCATGAAGTTGAGCTTGTTCGCAGTCTACGATCTGAAGGTTTGAGCTTTGCAAAAATCGCTTTGAAAATGGAAATGGGCAAAACGACTGTGATTGATATTTGTGCATATCGAACTCGCTATCGGTCGGATGAATGGTAAAAGCTGCGCTAGATTAAGCGCATGAGCAAATTGACACCAGAAAAATTAACGGCCTTTTGCGCCGCACTAGCTGAGACCGGAATCGTTGGTAGAGCGTGCAAAGCAGTAGGCATTTCACGAGAGTCAGCTTACAACTGGCGTGAAGAGAATACCGACTTCGCAGCGAGATGGGATAAGGCTCTCAAGATCGGCGTCACCGCACTGGAAGACGAAGCGCACCGTAGAGCCTTCGAGGGTTGTAACGAACCGCTAGTGCACCAGGGACAATTCACCCCGTTATTCACAGATGCCTTGGACGAAAACGGCGACCCAATCATGGAAGAGATTGCCGAAGGTGTAAGGCGCCCTGTCAGGGTTCCCTTGCTTGATGATGAAGGCAAACAACAATACGCCACGATGAAGAAATACAGCGACACCCTCGCCATATTCTTGCTCAAGGCACACGCTCCCGAGAAGTACCGAGAGAACTCTCACCTACAACTCACAGGCCCCGACAATGGCCCCGTGCAAGTTGAACACAAAGCAGATCGCATTGCCGAGTTGATGGCACTAGCTGCAAAGCGTAAATCCAAACAAGACGAAGACCTTGACGGCTTAGTATGACGCCGAACGAGGTCGCAGACGCGCTGCAATACTTAACCCCTGCCGAGCTTGCTGAAGTCGAAGCACTGCTTGCAGCTCCCGAACCGATATGGCAACCGCTACCAGGGCCGCAGACAATGGCCTACTACAGCGATGCTGACATTGTAGGCTTCGGAGGCGCAGCGGGCGGAGGTAAGACCGACTTAGCCGTGGGTTTATCACTCACTGCACATCAGAAAATCCTATTCGTTCGAGAAGAGACTACGCAGCTCGAAGGCGTGCTTGATCGTCTCACCGAGATACTAGGCAGTCGCGACGGGCTCAATGGCCAGAAGGGTATCTGGCGACTACTCAATCGACAAATCGAGATGGGCTCAGTGCCGAATGCAGGCGACGAGACCAAGTACCAAGGGCGACCTCACGACCTGCTAGTGATCGATGAAGCCACCAACGTACGTGAAACCGCAGCACGCTTCTTGATGGGCTGGGTACGAACCACAACACCAGGACAACGTCAGCGCACCTTGCTCACGTTCAACCCGCCAACGACAGCCGAAGGCCGCTGGATTATCAAGTTCTTTGCTCCATGGCTAGACACTAAACACCCGAACCCAGCGCAACCAGGTGAACTACGCTGGTTCGCTACCATAGGCGGCGAGGACATTGAGGTCGGCGATGGCAGCCCATTCGTGCTAGTGGGCGGATCGCCTTGCTATGTGTTCGACCCCGCTAAATATAAACCAGTCGACATCATTCAACCCAAGTCACGCACGTTCATTCCGTCACGGATCACGGACAACCCGCACTTGGTTAACACCGGCTACATGAGCCAATTGCAAGCGATGCCGGAACCATTGCGTAGCCAAATGTTGTATGGTGACTTCAACGCGGGCGTCATGGATGACCCGTGGCAAGTCATACCGACCGCATGGGTAGAAGCAGCAATGGCACGCTGGACACAACCGATCAGACTAGACCCGATGGATAGCGTGGGCGTCGATGTTGCGCGAGGCGGTAAAGACAAGACGGTACTCGCAAGGCGGCATAACTTCTGGTTCGATAAGCCTATTCGCTTACCCGGATCAGAAACCCCAAACGGTCCCGCAGTTGCTGGCGCCGTAGTATCTGCCATGCGCAATGGCGCGCGCATTTTCATTGATGTGATCGGCGTGGGCTCAAGCCCTTTTGACTTCTTGGAGCAAGCACAGATCGACGTGATCGGCGTCAATGTCAGCGAGAAGGCTACGGCCACTAGCAAGGCAGGCAATTTACGCTTCTTCAACCAGCGTAGTCAGCTATGGTGGCAGATGCGCGAGGCGCTAGACCCTAACGCCAACAACGGCATTGCACTACCAGACGACCCAATACTCAAGGCCGACTTGTGCGCTCCAACTTGGTTTATGACAGGACCACTCATTCAAGTTGAGAGTCGCGAAGCCATTGTGAAACGTATCGGACGATCACCGGATGACGGCACCGCGTACGTACTGGCATTGATGGATAGCCCAGTGACACCACAGCAAATACTTCACCCAACCGTTGGCAATAGCTCAAGCAATGCCCGCAGAAACTACGATCCCTATGCCCGCAGGTAAAGCCGCCAAACGATCAGCATTCGGCATGCTATGCGAAGAGCTTATCGGCTCCGGTGCTGGGCGAAAAGTGTATAAAACACATCTCCTACCAGGCTTGGTCGTCAAGGTAGAAGAAGCGGGTCGCAGCTTCCAAAACGTAATTGAGTGGGAGACATGGCAGAGAGTGAAGGACACCGAGGCTGCGAAGTGGTTTTCACCATGCGAAAGCATAAGCAGCGACGGCATAATTCTCGTCATGGCTCAAACAACACAGCCCGCACTTGATCAATACCCAATCAAAATGCCGTCCTTTCTGACTGACTTCAAGCGCACTAATTACGGCATGTATGAAGGCCGCTTAGTCGCGCACGACTACGGAATACCAATCTGCATGGACTACGGTATTTTCTCAAAGCGCATGCGCAAAGTCGAGTGGTGGGATGTTTAACGGTCGGATGCTCTAAAGGCTGCGCGCTACTATTCTCAACAATTAAACGAGGATCAACCCGTGCCATTTAGAGAGCTATCAATTCGTGAACCCGCAGTGCAAGAGCTCCTTTGGCAGCACATCGAGCCAACGGACATTCACCCGGAATATACCAAGCTCGATGCGATCACATTCATCGGCAACCAAATCCACGAAGGCAACCAATTCCTATGGGGCGACGAGACTGCCATGTTGCGCTGCGAAGGCAATCGCTTCACTGGCGTAGTCACTCCCCACGTACTGGGCGACGGCAAGAAGTTTCGCGCATTGCTTACTGAAGGCTGCGCGTATGCCAAAGAACGTGGCTGGCGACAAGTCTACATTTGGACATCACGCGGCAGCATTCAACGCATGGCCCTGAAGCTGGGCTTCGAAGAGGCGGGCGTATTACCTGCATATCACCCATCACGCTTTGGCCTTGATGACATTGCCATTCTTAGGAAAACATTATGAAAAAACTACTCATTGCTTTGTGCTTCGCGCTATTCGCATTGACCGCGCAAGCAGGAGGCGGAGGCGGCAAGAGCGCACCATCCGCACCACCAGCCCCGCCACCTCCACCAACACCTCAGGCTCCTAGTGATCCGAATACGGCCAATGCCGTTGCGCGGGAGAGGACACGACGCGCCCAGGGCGGAGGCAATCAAAGCACATTGCTAACGGGTACCGCAGGCGCAGCCCCAACGGAAGGCGATTTAAACAAACCAATGCTTGGTGGTAACACCTTGCTCGGCGGCTAAATGACT